GCCTGGTGGTTTCGGTGTACGCTCGTTGCAGCGCCGATACATCAGCGGTGGCGCCAGATTCGAGCATAAACGCCATGATTGCGTTCTGGGTCTCGTTGATCAACGCTCTCTTTGCGATCAACGCTTGCATTTCTGCCGCTGTGGCTGCAGATCTTGCCTGGGCTGCTGCCAGCGATGCAGCCGTATCGGCGGCGGCTGCTGCCGTGTTGGCAGTGACCAGAGCCACCTTAGCTTGCAACGCTGTGATCAGCGCCGGTAGAGAGTCAGCTGCTGCGGCAATCCCTTTCCCGACGAAATAAGAAGTTGCCGTAGCCGCTGCCAAAAAACCCCCTTTGGCGACCCCATCTAGGTTTTGCCCCAACCATTCGATGCTTTTCGCGAGTGTATCAGTGGCGCCGGTGGCCTGGTTGACTGAATCGACATAGAGCGAGGCCTTGTTGCCCAGGTCGGTCATGGCTCGGCCAACGGTCACCGGCATGGCCGCTGCCAATGCTTCAATTTCTGGCGACGCTTTTTTGATGGCGTTGATCATCCACTCCGTGGTCAACTCGCTTTTTTCAGCAATCTCGCGCAGCTTGGCGATCGATCCGCCGGCAGCATCAACAAACACCTTGGTCAGCAGCGGCATGTTCTCCAGCACCGAGCGCAGCTCTTCCCCGCCCAAGCGATTCGAAGCCATAGCCTGCGAAAATTGTTGCAAACCGCCGCTTGCTTCCTGGGCCGACGATCCCGATAGTGCAGTGGCCAGGGCAACGGTGCGGGTAACTTCGGCCAAATCGCGCTGGCTGACGTTCATGTTGGCGGTGGCCAGGGCCATGCGGCTGTACAACTGTGCCACTTCCTGCAATCCCTGGCCTGACGCTTTGGCAACATCGACCACGGTCTGCTGGGAGGCGGCATAATCGCTGGTATTCTTGGCAGCGATCAGCAGGCGCTGATCCAGGTTGCGCATGGCGTCGGCTGTCTGGGCAAAGCTTGCCACCCAGCCCTGCAGGGCATTGGCTGAAAATGCGGTGACCGCATACGTCTGCATGCGCGCGAGTGAAGCGGATATGGACTCCACCCCACGCCGAGCCACTGACAGTCCGCCGCTTTCAGCTTGTGCGGCCGCCTTGCCAAGACCATTGACAGCCGTGGTGGCAGCGCGTAATCTTCCTTCGAACCCTTGAGTGATCGCCGAAAGGACAATCTCAATTTTACTTTGAGTGGCCATGCGCTGGAATATTGGGTGGTTTATTTGTGTTTTGTTTGCCGGTCCGGTTGGTTACGGCCTGATGGCCCTGCTGCAGCCTACAGCCAAAACGATGCTTGTTCTGTTGTTCGGCGGCCTGTGTGTCGTGCTGATCGTCAAACTGGCTCTCCTCACGCTACAGATATTCTTCTCCAGACAGTGAGTTGAAGGCGGCCAGAAAAAACCCGTAGCCGTACTCCCACACTACTGGACCGTGGCCGGCGGTAATGAGCAGGCAAAGTGCGCGATCGAGGTTTTGACCACCTCGGTCACCGCTTCGATCAGCGCCCGGTCGAGCCCGACCTGACGCACTACTCCCAAAAAAGCCGCATTGACCTCTTCAAAAGCGTCCCACAATTCCTTGATCTCGGAAGGATAGAGGTCGAGCAGCACCTCCTTGCCCAGCTCCGGGCAAGCCATGACCAGCAGCTGCTGGAACCGGTCGGAAAAATTCCCCTCCCCATCCTGGGTGCTGTTGACCAGGTCCCACACCGCCCGCATGTTCAGTTCCTTGATGGTGAAGGATTTTTTTTCGAACTGGACGATCTTGATTTTCTGCATGGCTCACCTTCTGTTGTTATGAGCGCGGGGACGGGGTTAACCCCGTCCCCGGTTGGTCTTAGACCACCTCAAACGGCCATGATTTGCCGGTGGGCGTGGTCATGGTTCCGGTGAAGCTCAGTTCCGGGAAATCCTCGCCCATGAAATCGAACTCGGACTCGGCCCGGATCTGCGCGCGCCACACCGTCACCTGGATGGCGGCGCCGTCGGCAAAGTTTTTACCGTCCAGCCGCAAGGCTACGTTGACCATCGGCCGCGTGGCGCCGGTGATCTTGCTGCCGGTCTTGGCGGCGACATTGCCGGTGATATGGAGGGTGTCTGTGTCTAGGGCCACGGTCAGCACCTTGATCATGCCGGTGCGGAGATTGACCGCATAGTCGGTATCGAGCACATAGGTGGTGGTGTCGGTCACGTCCTTGACCACGCAAGTGGCAAGGTCGTACTGGCCGACGCTCACCCATTTGTCCTTGATGCCGGTGATCGAGGCGGTATAGGCGCCCAGGACCGCCGTCTGATCAACCGCGCTGCCCATGAAGGCAGCAGCCAGCAGGGTGGGATCGTAGCGGTTGAACACCAGCGAGATGGTGGAGCTGGTGATGCGGGTGTAGGAGTCGGCGGTCTGGCCGAGGGTGGCCCGGCCATTGAGCTTGTTCTCCTTGGTCTCGGTTTCGACCTTGGGCGCGAATTTCTTGCAGTTGCCCACCAGGACATAGCCGGTGGAGTTGCCGTTGTCGTCGAGAAAGTCCATGTAGAGATCGCCGCCGGCGATCAGGCCTGTTTGTGTGTTTTGCATGATAGTTCTCCGTAAAGGTTATAAATCTGCGGTTTGGATCGCGGTGAAGGTAAGTGCATACGATGACGCTTCATCTCCACCGCCACGATCGATAAATTCTATTTTGACCGGAGCCAGCTGCCTGGCGCCAACAACCGCCTGGAACCCGCTCAGCTCGTTCAGCACCTGATCGACCAGGGCCAGCAGTCCTCCCGGCCCGGCCATTCGCTTGGCCGTCACCAAAACCCCCCAGGACACATTGGCGCTGATCTGACCATGGTCGAGCTTCACCGAGGTCTCGGCCAGCACCACCTGGGCCATGGGCAAAACCGCAGGGCGCAGACCCGCACCTTCGATTGATTCTAGAAAACCGACCTGGTTAAACAGGTCGATTGTTTTGAGGCGGGCCACCAGGGCTTCCGCCTGTTCAGTCAGTTTCAGCATGGATGTAGGTTGCGATCATGTTTTTGATTGTTGCCAGCTGGATAGCGAACTGCGACTCAACCGGAAAAAACGGCCGCTTGGATATCCTTCCCCACGGTGAGCCTGGGTTTTTTCGGCTGAAGGGCTGCACCGGCCGGCCCATCCGGGTATGCCCAGCCACCTTGATAAAATCCTTTTTTTTGAACGCCTGCTTTTTGCGGCCCTGCAGGTGCGTGGACGCTTTGGCCAGCACCAGATCGCGCCCCTTCCTGGTACGCAGGGTGACGCCGGCCGACACCTTGCCGTGCCAGGCTGTGGCTGCCTTCCGCAATTCGCCGCTTCTGCTTTTGAGCCCGGATTTGGCCCAGGCCGGACCGATTGACGGCGCGAACATCTCCCGCTCGATCCGCCGCATCACCGGAGAAAGATCAGCCATCCGTCCTCCCAGCCGGTCCAGTTGCGCGGTAGCGGTATCGGTCAGCGTGATGGTCAGCATGTCACCCCAATAGGTTGAGCCGATGGCTGTGGAGAAGATGGGTGAAGGTCAGCGGCGTGACCTGCACGGTGCCACCCTCGCTTTCCACCCAGGTGGCGGACCTGACCCGGTACCAGTGGGCCGCCAGCTGCTTGATGGCCATGCGGATATCGCCGGGGACATCCTCCGGCCGGTCGCCATAGCCGCAGACCCAGTCCAGGCGCAGCTGCCGCAGGTCATTATCCGGCCAGTCAATTGATACTTCCGCCAGGATACGGGTATCGTCCGCATCGATTTTGCTAGCATCAACCTCTGTCCAGGTGGTGCCGTCATGCCATGCCGCTGCAGTCACCGACTGGAACCCGCCGAACGGCAGCACGATGGTCAGGGCCGGATCTCGCCAGGTGGTTCGCCAGGTCTGGCTGATCAGCTTGCGGCCGATCGTGGCCTCGGCCTTGTCAGTGGCCGCCTGCAACAACGACTCCATCAGTTCGTCGCTGTCATGGTTGTCATAGATGTTCCACAGATGTTGCCGGAACTCTTCGACATCCACGGGCAGCACCTTCGGCGCTATGATGCGAGACAGGGCCATGGGTTATCCCTTGTTGCCCCCGGCAGGCTTGACTGCCCTTCGGGGACTGACAGGCAAAGGCTTGGTGACCGGTTCATCCGCAAGGACTGCCACCCCGGACTGCAGCGCCGAATCAGCACACGACCTGCTGACCTCGTACTCCATCCCGGCTTCGTACTCGTCGAAATCAAAGCCGTTGCTGGCGAACCGGTACGATTGGCTGAACACGATTTTCATCACGCGACCGGGCAAAGCCGTGGTTCACCGCGCAGGACAATTGCCGATATGGGCGTGCCGGTACCATGGGTTCCGCTGAAATCGGCCAGCAGTTTGAGATAGCGCTTGCCGCCGTGATAGCCGAAGCTGGTCAGGCTGGCCGCCGCGTGGGCAGCGGTCAGGCTCTTGACGATTCCTCCGGTGGCCACCGTCACCCCAGCCACATCATCGCTGGTCACCGCCGCATAGCTCGAGTTGTCGTCGGAATGGGTCAGCTTGAACTCGATCTTGTTGGTGCCGTCGAAGGTGATGCCGCCAACGCCAACGTGAATACAGACAATGGCCGCGTCAAAATTGTTCATATCGATCGCAGCAGGGGTGTTGTCGGTAGCAAGCGCTGCCGGGGCGATCGCTTGGATTGGTCCAAAATCCTTTGAAATATCTTTTTTCATGGTTTCCTCAGTCTGTCCTGGCCGGGATTCACCCCGGCCAGGATGGAAAAAATGATCAGCTTGCCGACAGCTTGATCAGTTTGATTGCGTTGCTGTCGACCAGCATGCCTCCGACCCGCTTGGTGGCGTAAAACCCGACATACGGCTTATTGGTGTAGGGGTCGCGCAGGGTGCGGATCCCGATCCGGTCCACGATGGTGTAGGCCCGTTTCCAGTTGGCCAGGGCAATCGGCACGGTGCCGGACCCAACATCGGGCATGTCCTCGTTTTCCACCACCGGGTAGCCCAGCAGCGAAGACGGGGCGCCAGCCTGCAGCCCAGGCTGCCAGATATAGTCGCCCGTGGAATAAGCCTTCCACTTGCGCACCGTGGCCAAGGTTGCTGAGTTGAGCATCCAGGCAGCTCCGGTACGCAGGCCGCTTTTCATCGCCTGGATGGCGGTGATCAGATCGTCAGCCTGGTTGACGCTGGCCGTAGCGGTTTTGAAGGCGCCGTCCGAACCAGTGGCGATATACTGGACCGTGCCGAAGGCGCGAGCGCTGTCCGCATCGCTGGATGTGGTGTAAGCCAGAAACCCTTTGGGCTTCTTGGTGCCGTTTCCAGTCACAAAAGCAGTGCCCTCGGCAATCGCGAAGGCTTCGGCAATCTCCTGGGACAGCCAACCCTCGGCATCGAAAAAGATGTCGTCCAGCGCCGTTTGAGTCGCCTGGGGGTTGGCATAGATCTCGCCCATCACCGCAGCAACCTGGGCCAACTGCGGGGTGTTGGTGGCCGTTCGGGTGTCGTCTTCATCCACCCATCCCGAGCCGGTGCCATGGATATTGACCAGCTTTTTGTAGTCTCCCGTGCCCACGGTGATGACGTTGCAGGCTCCGCGCATTGGGCTCATGGCCTGCATCAGCGTCAAAATAGAGCGGTCAACTTCTTCCGGAACGGCATAGCCGCCGTCTGCCTGGGTGGTGATATTGAGCGCCTTTTGCTCCAGCGCTTCCAAACCGTCGGTGATCCCTTTGCGCAGGAATCGGCATCGGCGTTGCTGCCGCCTTTCAGCCAGCCCGGACGGGATGACTGCTTGCCCAATTCTTCCAGCTGCTTGGCCAGTTTGGAGATCTCTTCATTGGCGCGGTCTACTTTTCCCTCGAGCAGCGGATCAGCAGAGCCGTGTTTTTCCAGGGCGGACAGCCTGGCATCGTTGGCGGTTTTAAAATGCTCAAAAGCGGTGTGCTGTTGTTCCAGCAGCTCTTTGATTTTTTCCATGGTTCAAACCTCTAAAAGTTGAATGTTTTTGATAATCAGTTGTGCGATAATTGCGTGTTCCTGATCAAGCTCCCCTTGATCGTCGAATCCGCGTGATGCGATCCGGCACGCCTCTTTTTTGGAAAATCCTGCATCCCGCAGGAATCCTTCAAACTCGCGCACCGTTTTGATGCCGGTGATGGTTGCTGCCTCGTTTGCCGGGAAAACGACCAGCGACGTTTCCCACAAATCGATCTCCTTGAGCGTGTTGATGCCGGTCGATTTGTCGTAGTCTTCAACCACCGGCCGGTAGCCGATGGAAAGGCCGTTGACAGCTCCGGCCTTCATCAATGCGTATGTTTCCCTGGCCAGGGCAATGTCGTCTACCAGCAGCCGCCCTCTGACCAACAACCCGTGGTCATCCTCTTCCATGGTTTCATAGACGCCGATCGGGCTGTCGTGGCGGTGGCTCCAGAGCAGGGCAGGCATGCCTCCCTTGCGGTGCCACTGGTCCAGCGATTTGGCAAAGGCTCCGGGAACGACCACGTCGCGGTAGTGATCTTCGACATGAAACACCGAGGCATATCCCTCGAAGAGGCCGTTTTCCTCCATCGACTTGACCGCCAGTGGCCTGTTCATCCGTTTCTGCATGGTCATGTTCTCCTGTAAGGATGGGCCAAAGAAAAAGGGCGCATGCTGGAAGGTTTGGCTTCCAAACAAGCGCCCTTTTTCTAACTTGCGTTGCCCTGGGATGATCAGTCCTGCAGGCAAAGCCCAAATTGTGTACTAGCCGGAGCTATTCCTCCGGTTCAAAATCAAAGCATTCCTTCAGATACTGTTTGGCCAGTTCCTGGAATGCAGGAGTTCCACTCTGGTACCTGGGTGTGTCCAGTGGTAAAGGAGTGCCCATTTCCCCCATCTTTGCCATCAGGGTTTTGACGGTGCCATCTTCTTCAATCCACAGGTTTCCCTTCCGGTACCCCCCGGTGGCGACCGGGTCGGATGTTTTATTTGGTACATCCTTGTTGACGTGAGCCATTTTCTTGACCTTCGGTTTGCCAAACTGCTGATAATCCCATCCTTCCGGGGCGTAATTATCGTCCCATTCGATGGTTTTTACCGCCTTGAACCCTTGCTTTTCGTAAAACTCAACCAGTCCGGTATCAAAACACCACACATGTTTTGCGCCGTGCTTGACCGCCTCATACGCGGCGTTGTTCCCCTCGCGCAACCCTGGCAGCGAGAACACCGAAACCAATTCGCCGTCGCCTTTGATGGCGAAACCGGCATGCCCGGTTTCGGAAAGAAACACTTTGGCCCCGGATTCATGGTACTCTGCGGCGCTGTATTGCGTCAAGAAGGGACGAAGGTGCTCAGGCAGGCCGTTGCGCTTAGCGATGAATTCATCAGGATTTTGCACCTTGTTGAAGGTTGCCAGCTCAGGCACGATGGCGCAGATGCACTTGCGATGGATGGGCGGGTGTTTTTTTCTCCTGTTGATTTTCATCGCCATCCAGTTTTTGCCGTCGTTGGCATACAGTACCGTGCCATCAGCCAAAAACGGTTCTGAGGATCCGACGATCTTTCCGTTCAGCTTTCGGCAGAACGGGCAGGCTCTGCTGCCCTGGTTGACCCAGCGGAATTTAGTGACGCCCATCTTCTTCCAGGAATCGCGGGCGCTGGCATTGGCAAACCGGATGACTTCATCGTCGGCGATCTTTCCGGCCCTGGTCTCCCTCCATTCCGCTACCCGGCGCAAGACGGTCGCCGCCGCCTTGTCCTCTGGAACCGAACGGACCAGTGCCTGCAGCTGGCGCAGGGTGCTGCCGGTATGCTGTTCCACATAAATATCGACATATCCCCGGACATAGGCATCGAGTTCAGGCGTCAGTTTGGCGATATTGCCGCCGGCCACCCTGGCCGCCTCGACCGCCACCAGGTTGGCGTAGTTGTTCAGCAATGGAGCTAAACCCTCGGCAATTTCTGAGCCTATCTGCGTCAACAGCGGCTCAAGCTCAGAAATAAAGTCAGCGCTGGCGTTTTTCCTTCCGAAGACATCGGCAACCAACCGTTCGATGCGGTCGCATTCCCTGCGGACCACCCGGTTGAACAGCAACAGGAGGTGCGGGCGTTGACTGTCAATCAGCCCATTCATCCCGGCCACTTCCTCACTCAGCACCTGCTCATCGCCCGGATCATCGCTGTACTCTTCAGCATCTATTGCTTTATGATTGTGCCCGCAACCGCAGGAACAGGAGGCTTTTTTGAGCACGTTTTTTGCCTGATCCACCGGCGGTTCCGATGCGCTGCCGTCGGTCATATTGAGCGGCCGCAGGAAGGAATCGCCACCCTCACGCGGATCCAGGTTCTCTCTCGCTCGCACTTCGTTAGGGCTCAACCAGCCATTGGTCACCCCGAGCACGTAGGCGTCGTAACGGGTCTTGATGTCTGCCCGCTCCAGCCCGTCCACCAGCAACTCGACAAACACTCCCTGCTGACGCTGCTGGGGAGTGAGC